TTAAAATGCAAGCTACCCCATTTGCGATGGCTCCAGACCAAGACGAAGCGGAGAGGGTGGCAAGCATCGTAACGAATGAATTTGAAGCTATATTCAAATTCAATAATATAAACGGTCTCTTGCGTAAATACACACGAAACTCAGCGGTTGACGGCGACGGGTGCTTATTTACATATTGGGACGCAGATGTTGAGACTGGACAATTTTCAAAGGGCGCTATCCGAACTGAGGTCGTAGACAATACTCGCACATTCTTTGGAAATCCAAACGAGAGTGACCCTCAGAAACAACCATATATCATCATAGAGCGTCAGGAAATGCTTGACGATGTCCAGTACCGCGCCGAGGAGCAAGGCGTTCCCGAAAGCGAGATTGACCGTATTCAAACTGACAATGACGGTGCGAGAAATGCCCCTTCGCGTTACACAGACGGGCGTTGTACCGTATTGCTCCGTTTATGGAAAAACCGTGAGACGGACACTATATGGGCTTGTGAGTGCGTGAAAAACGTCATGATACGCAAGCCGTGGGACTTAAAGATAAAGCTCTATCCCCTCGTTTGGCTCAACTGGGACTACATAAAAGATTGCTACCACGGACAAGCCATGATGACAGGCATGATCGACAACCAGAAGTTTGTCAACAAGCTGTACGCCCTATATGAGAAGTCTCTTTCTAGTACCGCTTTCCCAAAAGTCGTGTTTGATAAAAACCGCATTGTTGGCGGTAAGTGGACTAACCAAGTTGGAACTGCAATTGCAACCAACGGCGATGTCAACAACGTAGCGACGACAATTAGCGGCGCTCAAATGTCTGCCGATGTTCCGAACTTCATAAATTCCACGATTGAATATTCGCAGTCGTTTAAGGGCGCAACAAGCGTTGCATTGGGCGACACTCGACCCGATAACACTTCGGCTATTGTGGCTTTACAGAAAGCCGCAGCAGCTCCCAACGAGATAACAAAGCAAAACCTTTATTCAAGCGTTGAGGAACTCGGACAGATATACCGCGAGTTTATGACTGAATACTACGGCACAAGAATTATCAAGGTTGAAAAAGACGAGTACGGCTACTCTGTGCCTCAGGTGTTTGACTTTAGCGAATTGCGCGATAGACCCATGCTGATAAAACTGGACGTTGGTGCAAGCTCTTACTACAACGAGACACTTGTGCAGGCAACGCTTGACAATATGCTCCGCTTGGACAAGCCCGAATTTGACATTCTTGACTACGTTGAGCGAATACCCGCCGACCGTTTTCCACAAAAGCAAGCATGGATTGAAAAGACAAAGCAAGCCAGATCCGCTATGCAAATGATGGAGCCTTTCGGTATGCCCCCTGACGGTGGCGGCAACGTACCTAAAGGAGCAGAACTAACTCCGCAGGAAACGCCCATACCACAGGGCGCAGGCTTTTCAAAGCTACAGCGAGAAATTTTAAACGAGGCATAACGGCAGACCAGCCGTTTAAATAAATAAATCTTTTGCCCGACCATAGGCAGAAAGGACATACACATGGAAGAAATCAACGAACAGGCAACCGAGACAACTATTGAAGCGGCATGGAACGAGGAAACTCCTGAACCCGTAGCCGAAGAAGATAACGACCATACCGAGGAAGCCGCGTCCGAAGCCGATACCGCAGACCAGCAGGAACAGGCAGAGGACGAAACTGGCAAAGACGATGCCGACGAGGAAGAAACCGAAGTTGAGGATAAGCCCGAAGAAACAGACCAGTTTACTTTGAAGCACCTTGACGAAGTTAAAACCGTGTCGAGAGACGAAGTTGTTACCCTTGCTCAAAAGGGCATGGACTATGACCGTTTGAGGTCAAAGTCTGAGGAACGTTACGCAGCGCTTGAAGTTGAAAAAAGCAAAGCCGATGAACGTCTGGCAATCTTTAATGATATAGCCAAACAAAGCGGTTTCCGTGACGTTGACGAACTCGCAGAAAACACGCTGGCACAACAGCTTGCGGAACGAGAGGGTATCGATACAGCCGCCGCACTAAAACAGGTTCGGCTAGACAGGCGAGAAAAGGAACTTGCAGCAAAAGAACAAGGCTTGCAATCTGCTAAAGACGCTAAATCAAAGGTCGATGCGGACGCAAGGGCTTTTGTAGAAAAATATCCCAATGTTGATTTTAAGACTATTCCAAAAGACGTGTGGGATAAGGTCAATAACGGCGATTCACTTGTAGGCGCTTATGGTGATTACATAACAGCAAAGAACCAAAAAGAGCTTACTGCCGAAGTCGATCGGCTTAAAGCCGAACTCGAAGCGGCAAAGAAGAACGCTGAAAATAAAGCGCGTTCAACAGGCAGCTCACAGACTTCCGGCAAGCCAAAAGCAATGTCGGAGATTGAAGCTGCGTGGTATTCAGATTAATAAAGAAACTTTTTAAGAGCCTTGAGCCGTTTCAGTATGGAGCGGCTTGTCCTCTCCGCTGAAACGGGCAAGAGCGGAAAGGAAACATTATGGCTTTAAATTATACAACCGAGTTTTCGCCCCTAGTAGCAGAGAGATTCTCCAAGGAGAGCATCACAGACGCATACGCAGGCAAAGACTATGACTTCTCGGGCGTAAAGAGTATCAAGATATACAGCGTTGATACCGTGCCCATTGTGGACTACACCAGAAGCGGAACCTCCCGTTTTGGTAGCCTGACAGAGCTTGGCGATACCATTCAGGAAATGACCATGACGCAGGACAAGGGCTTTACGTTCTCCATTGACGCAGGAAACGCAGGAGAGCAGATGAACATTAAACAGGTAACAAAGTGTCTCAAACGCAACTGGGACGAGCGTGCGACTCCCCTTATAGACAAGTACCGTCTCGTCAATTGGATAAACGGCTGTGGTCTCATCACTGCCGCTTCTTCCGACCTCACAAAGAGCAATGTTGTTGAAAGCATTATGACCGATGGTGCGGCTATGAGTAACAAACTCGTACCCTACAAAAACCGTACCGTGTTCATCCGTGAGAGCCTTTACATCAAGTTGAAGCTCTCCACCGAAATTCAAGGTCTCGAAAAGCTAGGCGTTGAAGCGACAAGCCGCGGACACGTCGGCTACCTCGACGATATGGCTATTGTCCGTGTCCCTGACAACTACCTCCCCGATGGCGTGAACTACTTCATTAAGTACAAGAACGCCACTGTTGACCCGATGAAGCTCAAAAGTATGCACACCCACAAACGCCCCTTGGGTATTGACGGTGATGTTGGCGAGTGCCGCTTCCTGTTTGATGCTTTCATTAAGGGAACACAGGTAAACGGGCTTTGTGCAAACATTGCTTCTGCAAAGGTGGTCGCAGCTCCCGCAATCGCTATTGCAACAAACAAAGCAACTATCACTTGTGGCACTACTGACGCAGTAATCAAGTACACCCTTGATGGGACTGACCCGAAAACCAGTCCTACCGCCGAAGCATATTCCGCTGCTGTCTCTATGGCGGCAGGGCAGACCATCCGCGCATACGCCAGCAAGAGTGGTCTTGTAAACTCTGCTGTTGCAGACGCAACAAACTAACCCACACCACATAGGGGCGGCATAACAACCGCCCCTTTTCCCCTAACTAAAGGAGGGACTCATGGCAACAACCGGAACACAAGCGCTTGATACCGCACTTGCAATCATGGACGAACTCGGCGCAACCGAATACAACGCAAGGGCGGTTTATTTCATAAATATGCTATGTGACAAGCTATATCCACTAAGCGACACATACCCTGCCGCAAACACAGTGGAACGTCCTGCCTGCCCTCATATAACAGAGCTGTCGGGTGAGTTAGGCGTTGATGATGTTCTTGCACAGTCTGTACTCCCTTATGGGCTTGCATCACGGCTTATGCTTACTGACGATCCATCACAGGCGGCAAATTTTGAAGCAGTCTTTCAAGAACGGCTAACGGAAGTCAAGAAACAGCAACCCGCAGAAATACAGGCAATTGAAGACGTTTACGGTTTTGACACTGGTACCACTATTAATAGCGCATGGTAAGGAGGGACTTTCATGGCTAAGTTTGTCGCAAACTCCAGCGATAAAATCTATAAAATTGATAAGTTCCTCGGAATAAACGAGAACCCCGATGGTGATACCAACCTCAAAATGGGCGAAGCGTCGGAGATGCTCAACTGGCGTATTACGAAAGACAATCATTTGCAGATACGCCCCGGGTACGGTGAGGTTATAACGCTTGGCACTGCCCCCATTCTCGGTATGTGGACAGGGCTTGTAAACGGCTCTCTTATGACCGTAGCGTCATGCGGCGGTAAGTTGTATAAGGTAGACCTCTCGGCTAAGACAAGCGTTGAGATAGGGGCTGTGACAGGCTCGCACGCTCATTTCTTTGGCTTTGACAGCAAGCTGTATCTGCTGACGGGTAGTAAATACTATGTCTATGACGGTACAGAGCTTAAAGAAGTTGAGGGCTACAGACCTTTAATATCCGTGTCTACCCTGCCTACGGGCGGCGGTAGTGCGCTTGAACAGGTAAACAGGCTGACAGGTTCAAGGCGGGCATGGTTCTCCCCTGATGGGGCGGCAACTACATTTCAGTTACCCGAAAAAGACTTGAAAAGTGTTGACTATGTAAAAAAGACCGCTGACAATGCGGCAGTCACATTCACAGCAAACACGGAAACAGGCGTTGTTACGTTTGACCCAGCACCCGAAAAAGGCACAAATTCAATCGAGATTGGCTGGACGGCTAAAAGCAATTACCGTTCACAAGTCGAAGGTATGCGCTTTTCAGAAACCTACAATGGGCAAACAGATACAAGACTGTTTATATACGGTGACGGTAGCAACAAGGCGTTTTACAGTGGCTTAGATTATAACGGAAAACCCCGCGCTGATTACTTCCCCGACCTAAACGAAATAGCCGTAGACAGCGCAAACAGCCCCATTACCGCAATGATTAAACACTATGACAGTCTGCTCACATTCAAGACTGATGGTGCGTTTATTACTAACTTTGGCATAATGAGCCTTGCAGACGCTAAGACAACGGCGGCGTTCTACACCTCCCCGCTAAACAGGGACATAGGCAATTCAGCATTAGGTCAGGTTCGCCTAGTAAAGAACAATCCCCTTTCACTCTTTGGACGCTCTGTCTATGAGTGGAAACTATCCAGCTTTGCGGCAAAGGACGAGAGAAACGCGAAACCCATTTCTGACCGAGTGATGACTACTCTCGGCAGCATGACACTGAATGACGCTATCTGCTTTGATGATGAATACAACACCGAATATTGGGTGGTGCAGGGCGGCAAAGCGGTTGTCTACAACTATACAGCTGATGCGTGGTACATATATGACAACATTCCCGCCACGTGCTTTTTAAGTGTGGATGGAAAGCTATACATGGGTACTGACAGCGGTAAAATCATGCTCTTTTCAAGAGAATGTCGCAACGACAATGGTACTGACATTGATGCACGTTGGCAAAGCGGAGCAATGGACTTCGGAGCAGATTACAAACGCAAACATTCTTCTGAATTATGGGTAGCAATAAAACCCGAAAGTCAAGCGAGAATGACTGTTACTGTAGAAAGT